AGGAATTCCTCATAGGAAGTAATGTTAGGCAAGAAGATTTCTGCTAGGCAGCATGTCTCTTTGTCAGCTAAGCTTTGCTCAGCACAGGGGTTGTATCCAGCCACCTCAGGATCTGGGTAGTTGGTGTCACCAAGGCGACCAATCTTGCGGGAAAGCTTGAGGTTGATCAAGCCATAGGGCTCACCCTTACCTTCGTATCCATCCCAGAAGAATTCATGCAGATCGCTGGGGTCATTGCAGACAACAGAGTTGTTAGACATTGCTCGCCATGAGGGAATGTTGCCCATGTCCCAGCGCTTAGCTAGCAGAAATTCCACATCGTCAGCGTCACCGATGGCAATCTGAGCAGAGCGGCGTACATTGCCAGCCACCACCACAGCACCGATGATATTCATGATGTCAAGGCAGTCAACAGGGCGCAGTTTCTTACCGGCTCTACGGGCCAATACCTCGCTGATCTTACCAATCCCCCACACCAGATCCTCAGGGCCGCTGGCGGTGCCTCCAAAGCCCTTGATGGGGGCTCCCTTGCTGCGGATAAGCTGGGTGGAGTAGGTGAAGGTTTGATTGTTACTCTTGTGGGAAAGGAATGCAGCCTTCAGCGTCTTGCCTAACAGAGCAACCCAGCCTTCACGGCTATCGGGAACAATGAATGCAGCGTCAGAAGTATCAGTACGAATAGGTGCTTTGAAATCCGCATGAACAATGGGCAGCTTATCCACGTTCTCTTTCTGGATGTTGTAGCCCACGCCACTACCCAGCATCAGCAGATCCATAGCCCAAGTGAAGGGCTCAACAGGCTTGTCCACCACGGTGAAGGCACAGTTTTGTAGGCTGGATAGTCCCAGCTTGTCCACTGTAGCTGTCCCCAATTGCCACAGGAAGCGTCCAGCAACGCTGCCCTTAAGCTCAAGGAAGTGTTTAGTTAGTCGAGCTTGCTCTTCTTCAGTAAAGCCACAGCCAAGTTGTTCGTTAGCCGCTGTGACTACACGCTTGATGGTGTCGGGGAATTCCTCTGTTGGGCTATTGATATCGTTCTCAACGAGGCGGCGGGAGTAGGTGCGCTTATATGTCAGGTATCCGACAGTTGACCAAGGGGTGTTAATTTGTTCCATGTGTTTCCATACAGTAAGTAAAAAAGGGGCCGAAGCCCCACCGAAAATGACAGCAGTTATATCAAACTATCGTTCATCTCCGCTGCCTTTTATGGCATTTCTTTTTTGCCTATCTTCCAGCTTTGTCAGGTTCTGTACACAAATGTCAGACAGACGTAAGCCAAAGTCGCTAGCTACAGCAGCCACCATCCACATAACATCACCCAATTCCTTGGACATGTTATCAACAAAGGTAGGGTAGTCGCCACCATCACGCTGGTACTTGGCAGCTACGCCCAATACTTCACCAGCTTCAGCACCAAGGTTGAGCAAAGCATAGGTAGCATCAGCAGATTCCAGCCGATACTTCATAGCATTGAATTGGTACAGATCTACATTAAGCGTTTCCATATTTAATCCCATTAAAAAATTTGTCAATGTCAGAGGGCATCATGATGTAACGAAGGACGGCTTCGCATGCAGCTTTACGTTCCTCATAATCTTTAATATCCTTTTCATCCTCTGACCAAGGTTCCAAATCCAGATACAAATTTTTTAGGTAATTTGTAACCAATGGCTCAACTTGTTCTGCGTCCAACTCCACTGTGTTTGGTTGCGGCTTAACAACAGCTTCTTCAAGAATAGTGGAGATTGCTTTATTGATCAGGTGTTCATTAGCTTCCTTATCCAACACAATGGAAGCTGTAATCGTACCCTCTTCATCTTCATTAAAATCTGTCAATGCTAGGTTCATTTCTTTTTCCTATCAAGTTTCTCTTCTGCCGTTTTAACTTTGTGACACGGCTTACACATCACTTGCAGCTTATCTATTTCGCAGAACATCCTAGCTATATACACATCCCAACTGACAAAGCCAGTGGTGGGATCTACAACAGGTTCGATATGATCTACTTGTACATCCGCTGCAACAAAGATCTTCTCACAAGCACAGCACTTATAGTGCATAGCCATCTTACCAGTCTTCTCATTGGTTTGTCTACCAACAAACGCTTCCTTTAATGCCTTGTACTTAGGGGGCCAACGCCGAGACGCTGCCCTCAAAGCAGAGGTAATGAAGCTACGAAATCTAGCGTCTGTCCATTCACCGCCGTTGTGCATTAAGGGCTGTATCAGAAAGATGGGTAAGGTCAACTTGCTCCTTAGCCAATGTCATCAAGCTATTGATTGTTTCTAGTGCTTCATCAATAGATAGGACAACATACTCTAGTACCACTGGTTCCTGCAACGCCTCGTCATAGTCGTAGTAGGAAACAATGAAACCATTCTCAACTGCTCGTAAAGAAACTAAATCCATTATCGTTCTTCCACATCTACATCAATGGTGATGTCTCTGGCATCAAACTCAAACTCCAAAGCATTGCCTATTAGCTCTGTCACTTCCTCAATGAGGGTGTTCTCATCAAGCAAAGAAGCCGCTAGGTTTTTCTTTGTTACAAAGAAATCAATATTAATTGTTACTTTGATCATAGTTTCTCCAGCTTGCTATCAATCAGTCGAGCGTATCCAACAATGTCATGCCAGCTATCACGATAGAAAGGATCACCGTTAACAATGCGAGCCATCTTCTGACAGATCATAGCCAAGCTTTCACGCATATCAGCATCACACAATTGATAGCTAGCTCCTGTAGTCAAGATATCTTTCAAGCCTTGACTGATGGTGGCTAGATCAATGTACTCACCGTAGCGTGTACCTCTTGTTTCCAATGTGTCATCAATCATTGCAAACCTCCGACACACTTGGTATCATCTGTCAGCATAAGATCACCATCATTGAAGCTGTCATGGTTGGGGTCATAAGCAACTTCACTAGCCACTTCCACATGGTTGCCGTGCCTGTTAGCGCAGTGTTCCATAAGGATGCGAGTGAAGTTTACGTCCTCTTCCATCTTGGTAATGCAAGAAGCAATAAGAACAGCCAGCCCCACTAGGTCTTGCATGTCCTTCTCTTTCAAACTAATGGGGCCAAAGCCACCAATAGTAACTTCAAAGTTACCTGACCAGTTACCATCCTCAATCTCAGGACGAAGGATGACAGCTACATCATTAGGACGTAGTGTGTTGTTTACTATCGGTGGTACTTTCATCATCAGTCCTTTCGGGTGGTGTCCACAATGGCTCATCTTCATAGCGTCTAAGCCATAGCAGCCTAGCGTTCTCTATCACACGTTCTTCATCGCCTTCATAAGCTTCAACACAACGCTGATACATGGAGGAAGCATCTTCACATTCCTCTAACATCTTTGCTGCCTTGGTAGGGCCAATGCCCCTGATACCTATGATGTTGTCGCTGCTGTCACCTGTTAGGATCTGCCTGTAGAAATTAACAAGCCCTTCTTGAGGGGTGATGTAGTAGCCTTCTTTCTTTACAAAGTTGTAATGCCAGCCACTTACTTGATTGATATCCTTGTCTAGTGTGACAATGATTCCATTTTCGCCAAGTCTTGTAGCTTCTATAGCAACCTTGTCATCTGCTTCTTGTCCGTCAACTACCTCAGCATCCCATTCCTTCACCATATGCTGACGCAAGGCTGGCAAGTGTTCGGGCTTGGGTGCTGTCCTGTTTCCTTTGTAGACCGCTGTTGTTGCTAGAGCAACTCTGAAGTTATTCTTACCTGTTAGGTAGAGCTTCCAACTATCTACAAAGCAATCAGGATAGGTAGTATCCACACCGCTTGTAAGAATGTCATTGAGATAATTGTCTAAGGAATACTTAGCATGCTTCTCAGTTTCATCCTTACAAGCAAAGCTGATGCGATACGCAATGATATCCGCATCAACTATAGCATGTGACATTACAGAATATCGTCATCATCGCCCATGCCTTCAGCAGCATAAGCAACCAAGCTAGTGACAACAAGCTTACCCAGTGAAGGGCTAATGCCTTTCTTATTCTTGTAAGTCCAAGAGTAAGAAGACACCATAGCCTTAGCTTTGCTTCCGTTGCCAACAAGAGATTCGATTTCTTCGCCATCTTCGTTAAAAGCCTTATAAGGATTGTTGGATTTGCAGGTGATGTAACGACCCATCTCTTCCTTCTTACCTTCGCCTACACGTACTTCAATGCCCATCTCTTCCAACGCAGCACAAGCAGCATCAGACAAGTTGCACAGATTCACTTGGTACTTACCGCTCATGTCATTCACTTTGTGAAGCTGAGCCCAATACAAATCACACTTAATCTTAATCCGTTTAATTTCATCAGTCATAATATTTCCTTGAATAAAAAGCACTAGTATCGTCAGTGACATTCACGCCAGTTGTTACCGATCTTTCCTTCGGCATCAACAGGACACCTAAATTGTAGCACTGTTCCCGCTGTGGCAGCAGCCGCTTCAATTATTTCTACCACCCTTTGAGCATCCTCCTCAGGTACTTCCCATTGGGTTTCATCATGCACAAAAGCTACCAGCTTTGCATCTATGTTAGCTATCTTCAATGCAGCAGTTGATTCCACCAGCCACTGCTTGGCAACTATTGCACCAGCAGATTGCAGCAGAGTATTCAATGCAGCATGTTCGCTCCTAATCCATACACGCCTACCATCAAGTCCGGGTAGGTGTCCTCTAGATACAAACTTAGATATCTTCTTCTTCAATGCAGCTAGTCCGGGGGTGTTTTTAATGAAGTTATCAATCAACGCCTTGCCCTTGCTGCTGTTACCGCCAACAATAGACCCTGCCTTAGCTGAGCCAGCACCATACAAGACCCCATAGGTTAGAGTCTTCGTGGTGTTCCTAGCCTTCTTGTGATCAGGGTTATCATCATCCTTGACAGTTCCTCTGGGTACAAGGCCAAACGATTGTGCATTGAACCAGTGAATGTCACCCTTTAAAAGCTCGTCAATCCACGCTTGATCGTTGAGGTAATGACCTAAGCAACGAAGCTCAATGCCACTTAGATCCACACCAACCAACTTCTTCTTAGCTGGTACAGTCCACACTTCCCTGCACTCACCGCCATAGGGGTTACCTACAGAGGGTATCTGTCCCATGTTGGGACTGCTGTGTGTACAACGTCCAGTCACTGCACCATTGGTGGTGATTCGACCATGTACCCTACCATCATCCTTAACAAGCTCAAGCCAGCTAGCAATCTGTGCTACCCGCTTCTGTATCATCAGGTACTCTGCCACCAACTTAGCCTCAGGCAGATCAATACCTTCTAGCACAGTCTCATCTACGATGATGTTGCCCTTCTCCGTCTTCTTGTTAAACTTTACACCAAGAGCTATCAAGCGCTCAGCAATCTGTTGTCTACTGCCGGGATTGAATGGGTGCTCACGCACACGCATAGGGCCAGCTATTGCTTCCTTGATTAAGCCAGCCTTGTAGCCAGCTTCCTTAATCTTCTGTAGCAACTCGCCCTTAGTCTCTGCTTTAAACTCTTGCCAATCGGGAGTAACTACTTCCCAATACTCAGGAGTCTTTAGCGTCTCATAGGTAGGCTTGAACGTCTCACACATCTGTGTCTCAATGTCAGACATACGACCAGCCAGCATGGCATGCAAGCCCATAGTCTTCTGCATGTCCAGCATGAAGCCATTGTCTTCCATCTGTTTGCAGATGAAGGCAACAGCATGTTCCAGCAGAATAGATTTCTCGCTAAAGCCAGCCCCATTAAGATAGATAATCAACTCGTAGTAGAGTTTCTCTAGCAGGGCTGTGTCTTGCTCACAGTAGACAGCCATCTCTTCGCTGTAGCCAGCGTCATAGTCAGTGAAGTCTATCTTGTGGCTACCTAGCCTGATACCCCACGCCTCAAGGCTGTGTGGTGAGGGTGCTCTGCTACCTTCAATAGACACCACATCAATGTCTGGTTTATACAAGCGAGACAACACAAGGGTATCAACACACTTGTCATCGTCAATGTGTATGTCCCATACTCCCTCTAGCACTGGCTTGTCAAAACCAATGAGGTTGTGTCCAACAACAATGTTGTCGCCTAAGTATTCCTGCAATCCGTCAGGGCTAAGCCAGCGGGTTACTACCCCTTCCTTTCTCGTCACGCATAGCCATATCTTGTTGTGGGCTAGGTTGGTTTCTGTGTCTAGGAAGATCATGATTGATCTCGTGTCATAGTAAATCCTCAGGTGCATCATCAACTTCAAACATTCTGCCAGTCTCTTTGTTGTACAACAAGTTACCAGCAGGGCCAGTTACCCCAGCAAAGCGGTTCTTCAACACTCTAACTTTAGTGGTGTTTCTTTCCACTGGATCTTCGTGCTGTCCGTTCCTCTCAAGACCAATCACCATATCACTAAGCTGTGCAATAGATCCACTACCCCTAAGCTGAGCAAGGCTAGTGGCTGCACCTTCTTCATGTCCCCTATCTGGAGGACGTTTTAAATGGCTGACAATTATAAGGGCAATGTTAGTTTCTTGCACCAGCATCCGAAGCTTTGTCATGATCTCGTCAATTGCCTTACGCTCGTCTCCGCTTTCCTGAGCAGAAACAATGATGGACAAGTGATCAAGGAAGATATACTTGCAGCTAAGCGCCTTAGCCATGTAGCGCACACGGTTAATGATGTTCTCCACACTGGTGCTACCGAAGTGATCAAACAAGAATACACGGCCTGTGCCTAACGTCCGCTCGAATGCGTCCCTGCGTTGAGCAGATGACACAGACTCAGAGGTGGGCAGGTGCAACGGTGTGTTAGCAGCCACGCTCATCAGCGACAGCCCTGTTTTCTTGATGCTTTCTTCCAAGAACATCAGCCCAAGATTGTCGTGGGTTGTCTCAAGGATGTGCCATGCTAGTTCACGCAGCACTTGGCTCTTGCCTAGTCCACTACCTGCTGTGATGGTGACAAGCTCACCAAAGCGAATGCCATAGGTAAGCTCATTCAATCCACTCCAAGGATAGAAGCAATCTGCTGGTGGCATAGGTGATGACACCTCATCCCATAGGCTGGAGCCGTTGACAATGCCGTCAGGTATGTAGCCCTCAGCCTTCCACCAGCGATCAATGAAGGCAGCTTCCTTGCTGTCAGCTAGCCAGTCACATGCATCCTTATGCTCAGGCGTAGGCTTGAACACCTTGCACTTGCTGCCAAACAATTCAGCAACTTCTTTACTGGCCTTGATGCCGGGTTCATCGTTATCAAAACAGACAATGATGTTCTCAAAGCTGTCAAGATATTCGTATTGTGCTTTGCAATCCTTCAACGCACCGCTAGCGCCATTACGAATGGAGACAACAGGCCACTTACTACCTGTCATTTGAAACACAGCCAGTGCATCAAACTCACCTTCGACAATAGTGATGTACTTGCCGTGTGAGGGAAACAAGTTCTGTCCGAACAACGTACCCTTACTCCATAGTCCCACTGTACTGAATACCTTATCCTGTGCAGATCTCACCTTGGCTGCAAGAAGCTTACTATCTTTATCATAGTATGGGAAGTAATAACTATTGTCAGTACGAACAACGCCAAACTTTTGGAGAGTGCTGCTAGTCAAGCGCCGATCACTGACAGACACTGACGTTCCTTGGTTGTACTTCTTTAGAAACTCAGGCTGCTTATCTTCATCAACATCAATCACGTTGTATTCCTTTGTTGTCTTGCCAGTTGCTGGTGTGCGTGTGTTGCATACGAAGCAGTAGGTGGACATGTCATCGTTGATAGATGCACCGTCACTACTGCCGCATACGTCACAGCCTACGTGTGTCTTTATGAATGTCATTGAGATCAATAGCCCCTTAGCTCATACGTTGTGGCTAGTTCTTTTTCAATTCTATCAAATGTAATCTCATCAGATACACCATGCTTCTCACGCTGCCTTAACAAGAATCGAATATGTTCTAGTGCTTGCCATGCCTCTCCAGCATGCAAAGCATCTGTTAGTTCTTGCCTGTTTATTTCTATGTCAAATTCCAGTGTTACTTTCATGCGCTCTTCTCCTTAGGTATGCATACGCTACGAATATTCTTAGTTGCCAATGCGTTGGTGGTCTTGATACAAATCTGCTCATCAGTATACACAGCTATCTGTTGTAGGTTGGGAACAGAAAGACCAGTGATGATGTATAAGATCCAAGTCATATGTTACTCCTTGCTCGTATCATGTCATTTAACATATCTATCTCCCACTGTAAGTAGTGCCGCCTCAGCAATCATCTGTAGTCGGGGAATGTCATACTCTTTTGCATAATGCAGAGCCCTCTCTGCTACATATACAAGTTCTTGTATAACTTCCTTGCGCTTCTCTCTATATTCACGCTGCTGAATGATACGGTCTTCACGTAATGCAACATAGCGTGGTGTCTTCTTAAGCTTCTCTCTGTAAGCCCTTTGGTACTCTGCTCTGCTCATATCAATCCTCTCATGTTCTGTGCCACTGTCGCACTCTTAAGTGTGTTCTTGATGTAAGGACTCAGGCTATGTGGTGTTGCATGTCCTGTGATTGACATCACGTTAGGTAACGGCACACCAGCCTCAATCATTTCAGTCACCGCTGTCCTTCGCAGATCCATCATCATCAGTTCTGATGGTAGCCCTGCCCTCTCCATGATGGTGGCCCCTGCCTTAGCTAGTGCCACCCTTGTGTATGGCTTGAGGCCGCCCTCACCATCAGCCTTGTCCGTAGGGACAATGTACTGCTGCCATCCAAACTCTTCATGCTGCTGCTTCAGCATCTCTTGTAGAGACTCCGATGTGGGGATGGATACCCTAGCCCTACGCTTGCTCTGCTCAAGGGATAGTGTCCCTGTCTCTACATCGTAGCTATCCCATGTAAGCAAACGCATATCACCTAAGCGCTGGCCCCATTCATATGCCATGTAGACAATCAATCCTACATTACGCCAGCGCCATTCAGCAAAAGCTGTGTCCATAAATTTCTTTATGTTGTCTTTCTGCCACACCACCCTACGTGGTTTGTCTGCTTGCTTTGCAACATTGGTGAAGGGATTGTGCTGGGTGTAGCCATTACGAATAGCAAAGCTAAACAGCAACCTGTATATGGACAGGGCATGATTGGCTAGGCTAACGCTATGGCTGGCTTGCTCATCGTAGATACGCTGGCAGGTAGGTGTGGCTAGATCACCTAGCCTAGTGTTGATCAGCGTAGTGCCTGAGGTCTTGCTGCCATACCACTTGCTCAGGAAATAGGCATAGTCTTCCTGACTCTTAGGGCTGAGCTTGGTGTAACCAATGCTCACCTTGTAAGCCCTGACTAGATCGGACACTGTGCTCTTGGTGGACAAGGTACGCAAGTAACGTACATCCCTGCGCCACTCATCCATCAAAGCATTCTGCTCCTCAGCATAGGCAAAGGCTTGCTGCTGGTCTGTGCCACACGCTTGCCTTCTCACTATGCCAGCCTCTACCACATCTGCTGGAGGGTTGTACCTATACCCACCATCTTGTGACATTAGATATCTAGGAAGTTTCATAGTGCGGGAGGGTATAAGTTGTAAAGTTTCTTGGCAGTGTCAACGATGTGGTCATGCTGGTGCAGCTTCTCTAGCCAACGCTTGGGGATACTCTTGTATCCAAACATCCGTCCAGCCAGCATACCAGTGACAGCACCCACGGTGTCAGCATCATTGCCTCTGTTAACAGCATGGATAACAGCATCCTCGAAGTTTCCATTGATGGCAAGGCTACGCCATGCTTGAGTGTAGGCCCACATAATTGTGCCACGAATACCGTGCGGCGGCATTCTAGTCTTGAGCAGCAGCGCTGAATTCTCAGTGAAGTGAAAGCCATGCATACACTCAGCAACAAAGGCTGAGATGTACTGCACTGTATCTCTGCTGCCGTGGGTCATTAACGACACAGCCACTGCCTCACCAATAGCTCTCACTGAATTTCTGTGGTTGACAATCATGATTGGAGCAACCCGCATGATGGAGCCATTACCGCTAGCCTTAGGGGATGAGCTACCAGCATAGGGTGTGAAGATATTGGCCTCATCCAGCGCTGTGGATGTGGTGTTACCAATGTCAAAGACA